ATTTTATGACGATGCCCTGATCGGTTTCCTTTAGGTCATAGCCGAGTGACTTCTCGAGCGTTCCAGATGCGGAGCTCTTGCGCTTGCCCTTCTTGAACTCGAAGTCTGTCGGCCTGCCATCCTCCCACTTTGCCCGCACATTGATGCGCTCCCGCTTTTCGGTGAGGTTGCGCTTCGCTTGCTTGACAACGAAGTCGCCCATCTCTTCGAGCACCGCTTCCAATCTTGGGAATTTAGCAGAGGCCATCGGTCGTGGTTGCGTTCGGTGCGGTGATGCTGATCGTCGCGCTCCACCCTGCGAGGCTGTTCGTCTGCGTCTCGAGGAAGCTCTGGAGCGTCACCCCTCCATCGAGCTGAAGGTTGTCCTCGTACCTGTCTCCCCTCCTGAACTCATCGAGCCAGATGTGGAAGGTGAGGGCGCAGTCGTTCAAGATGTCCTGCACGTTGTCCGTCCCATGAAAGGAGACAGGAACATCGCGAACGTCGTCCTTGTTGAAGTCCACTTGGTCGAAGATGCTGATGTTGAAGCTCCACGTCGAGGTTGCTCCGTTCATGGTGCAGTTCTCTGGGGTGATGTGGGCGATCGGGTAGATGTTCTGTTTGTTCAGGTCGATGTCCGCGAGGTTGCCGAAGGTGATGGTGTTCACCCTGCTCGTCGCCTCAATCGCCTGCCTGATCTGTCCTGTGATTCTGTAAAAGTTAGCCATGTGCCTGCTTTATTCGTCTTCGTTCGTATTCGTCGCGGTCGCTTTCGTAAGCAAGCCAGAACAGCGCTCGATGAAGCGGAAGTGATGTGATGGAATCAGCTCTTGTAGGGTCTCCGTCGCATAGTCGATGGATCGCTGCAAACCAGCCCCACTTTTTGAGGAAGTTGTCCCCTCCGATGCCTCCATCGCTTCGGGGTTCAAAGATTTCAGGATATGCATCGACAAGTGTGTTCCGATGCGATAAAAAAAAAGCAGGGCTGCGATGGCCGTCCCTGCGCTCATCTTCTTGATCACCTCGCTGTCCCCGTCTGCGTTGTATGGCTCGATGTCGTAGCGGTCGCCCATGCTGCGCACGATGGGGCGGTAGAGTATGGCCATAATCTTATCGAGGCTGTCCATGTGGTACTGGTACTTCTCGAGGTCGATGAACTCCCCGAAGGTGATCTCGTCGAGGTTGGGGTGAAAGCCGTAGTCCTTACCGAAGAGGCTGAAGGCCTGTGTAAACTCGGGCTCTTGGTTCAGCACTTCGGTAATTTGGGCGATGATGGCCTCGCGATCTTTGACCTTCATGTCCATCGCGTCGAGCTCGTTGATGCCGCAGAAGTAGGCGAGGGCTTTCACTTGGATGAACTCCTCCTTCGCGTCGGTGTCGATGGCCGAGAACTTCATGTAAGCCTCGAGGGTGATGTCCTCCCACGATGTGGGGACTATGACTTTGATCTCGCGCATTTGCACAGGGGTATGTGCAAAGATAGAACTTATCTCAAGTGATACTTCCCGTGGTTCGGCTTGCCCACCTTGCTGAAGATTGCGTATCTGCTCGCGTCGATGGCGTGGTTGAAAGCATCGACTGGTTTGTTCAGGTTGCGCCCATCCTTGTCCTTCGTCCACTTGTAGTTGCGCAGCTCCTTGATGAGATTGGTGCTCGAGGGCTCGACGTGCAGCTTGAAGGTCTTCATCAACTGGATGCCCGCGTTCACGCTGTCCTTGCCCTTGTCTGCGGGGCGCACGTTCCACCCCATCCTGCGCAGCTCCTCGATGCTCTTGGGCTCTGCGCTGTCGCAGTAGATGATGTCGCGCCTGTCGATGTTGAGGTTCTTGAGTTCCCTCCCGATGTCTTGGTTGGTCATGTCGGTGCGGTAGATGCGCTCTCTGATCCAAACGTCATCCCCCTGCGCCCACACCTCCACGAAGGCTGTCGGGTCGTTCGTGAATCCGAAGTCCATGCCCATGCTCATCAGCTTCGCCTCCTTCGGGATTTCCTGCTCGTCGAATGTGAATACGTTGTCCCTGCTGATCGCTCTCTCCCCGAGGCCATACACTTGCCACGCTTGGGGGTCTGTCTCCTTGAGCCGTTCGATGCGCTGAATGGTGAGGGCATCGAGGAAGGGGTTGTTCCGGTATGTGCTCTTGATGAAGTGGGCGCGAGGGATCACATCCTCGTAGAGCCAATGGTACTCGTCGGACGGGTTGAAGTCGATGAATATCTGCTCGGTGGTTCGGAGCTCGAGCTGAAGAAAGTCCTCCTTCGCCAATTCGTTCGCTTCATTACAGAAGAGGATGTGCCTCTTCGCTCCGCGTTTCTTCTGGGGGTCGTCCATCCCCATGAACTCGAAGCGGTTGCCGTTGATGAAGTAGATGTTGTCGCTCTTGTTGTGGAGGCTCTGGTCGTACATCCCGGCCTTCTCCAGTATCTCGAAGAAGTCGCGCATGGCTGTGGAGCGGAGGCTCTTGAGCGTCTTCCTTGCGATGGTGAAGGTCTTGCCTGTTGTCTGGTGGGCTTTGATGATGAGCACCTGAAGGATCGAGTAGGTCTTCCCCGATCGGCTGCCGCCCTGATTGACGACGATGGACTCGGTGGCCTCGAGGTTCTTCCTGAACAGGCCGGACGTCTCAAGGCGTGCTTTCAAAAGTCATCGGCCTCTCTGATCACGATCTCGATCTCGTCGATTTTACTCACCTCCTGCTGTATCTGCTGAAGGGGTTGTCCGTAGGCCGAATCCATCAGGGCCTTGTAGGCGTTCACGTCGCCATCCCTTGCCTTCTTGATGATGCCGAGGGTCATGATGTCCTGCTGCTCGAGTTTCTCCTTCTCCCCTGTGATTGGGTTGGTGATGAACTGCGTCACCTCAAGCCACTCGCGGGCGATGGTGCTGCGGTTGCGTGAGCCCTTGGGTCGTCCGTTGGGGTTTCGCACTTCGCCTTTTTTGGCGGGTCGGAGGTTCTCGGGGTTCGGCATGGGTCTAATTAGTTTCTAAATTCTTGAGCGCAAGGGTCGGACTCGAACCGCCTGTTTCCCGACTGGATGCCGGGCGTTTATCCTCATTAACTTCTTGCGCCTGTTTCTTTGGGTATGGCTGCGCCAATGACTTGCACAAAGGTATCATTGACTTGTGGAGTGGGTAGATGTATTTCCACTTGGGCAAGGTCTTGATGACTTTTACATCTATGCCTTTTTTTTCAAGTTGAGATTTTGAAATTGTCCCATACTTGGCAGATGCTGATCTCTTGTGAACTCTTTGCCCATTCAAGATAAGATTCGTATCTGTATTGAATCCTGTATATGTCCAGTTGGTTGCTTGGTATATTGTTCCGAAGTGATTCTGCTCACTATCTGCATAACTGACCAAAAGCTGAATGTTCGGAGCATCTTTCTTCAGTAGCCTCATGGAGATGGCCATCGCTTTAGTCGTGCTCTCTTGTTTGCCATTTAAGGCCATTCTCAAAAGTTCTACTGCCTGCCCTTGCTTTAATTTGTAAGGCTTTACAAGATTATTATTTGCCCCTGCTCCGTAGCAGATAACACCACACCATTCACCTGATCCATTGAATACATTGTATGCAAGCTGTACAGATGGGACAGCTTTGGCATAATGAAAATTCAAGCATGCATATTTAACAGCCTTGTGTGATGCTTTGGTTAGTTTCATATCTCCCCCGCTGAAACGCTGAAATAAGCTCCGGGGAACTTTCTGTCGAGGAGCTCTTGAATGTCGATTTCTGCCTTCTGTAATTGTTCAGGCGATTCGAAGGTGATCTTCATCGTCGCGGCTTTGTCCTTGTCCTCTCCGATGAGGTCTTCGAGGTCTGGCTCTTCTTCAAAGCCCGGTATGTCAAGCCCCCAGTCTTGCAGCTCCTCCTCGTTCCACTCGTTGGCGAGCGCGTCCCAATCCCACTCCCCGAAGCCGACGTTGTCCTTGATGATGAACTGCCGCTGCTTCACTTCGTCCCATGACGCGATGTAGACGGGAGCTTCTTCGACCCCTGCCTCGCGGAGTGCCTTCAGCCTCATGTTGCCACCCAAGACCACCATGTCGGGGTTCACGACGACAGGGCGAGCCTCAAGCATCTCGGGGAACTCCTGTATCGACTTGACGAGCTTCTTGAACTTCTCGTCCCTGATTACCCTCGGGTTGTTGGGGTTCGCCTTGAGCTTACTTACTGGTAGTCTTTCCATAGGTGTCAAAAATGCGGTCGATGTCTCTGATCCATTCGTTCCACTTCTTGGGGGAACAGGTGCAGGGCTTTGTGAACTTGTGGTGGAAGAGGTCGGAGTGCATCCGCGCCACCATCTCCTG